CTGCATCGCCTGCGTAGCCTGTTGCAATTGCGAATGGGCTTAGTGCTTCATCGCCTGCTGTTGCGCTGTCGAATGTTTCAGCGTAACGTACACGTAGTGTGTGAATTTGACCAACTGGGCCTGTCATAGGCTGAACACCAACAATCTCGTTGGCAATAACAGTTGGCATAACACGTCTAATCACTGGAAGGATAACCTTGTTAAGGGTAGCAATGTTACCACTTTGAGTTGCACCAGCAGTTATAGCCTCTGAGAGGTATGACTTAGTGTTTTCAAGTGTTGTTTCCATAACTTGCTTTTTTGTTCCAGTTAGACCGTCTGTAAGAGCGGCTTTAGTTTCGCTCCAATTTTCCATTAGGTTTTGCGCCATTTTCGGTCTCCTTAACTTATACCGGCTAATTTACGAAGGTTAATAATTTCTGCTGTTGCACCAGCTTCTGCTGATTCATTAATTGCTTCTTTATTTCCAGTGATCTCTTTTGAAGATTCACTTAGTACCTTCTTTTCTGGTTGTTTAGCATCTTCTTTCAATACTGAAGGTAGATACTTGTTGAATGCACCTTGTAACTTGTCTGTTTTAACACTTTCAAGTAGCGCACCCATGATTTCTTTTTGTTGCTTATTAAGCGGTGCCATCATCTCTTGCATAACAGCTTTGCGCTCTGCTACATCTGCTTTGATGCGAGCATCTCTTGCAGATTCTTGTAGTTGAACTTCTTTTTCAGCAACTTGTGCTTTGGTTTCATCAAGTTTAACTTGTAGTTCATCCATTGCTTTGTTTAGTTTTGCAACTTCAGTACCTTCATTGAGGTAGCTGCTCATAAACTCTGCTGCAAATGTTTCGAAAATCTTACGTCCAAATGTATTCTCTTTGGCTGTTTGAATATCTTCACGCAGTGTTGTAAGTTCACTCTTGATAGTATTTTCAAGAATGTCTTCGATTTTTTCTGCAGATTTAGCAATAAAGTTACGTTTAGTTTCGTTGATGACTTCCTTGCCTTCTTTGATCATTTTGACTTTTGCTTCAACTAGTGAGCGTTTGTCTTCATGAAACTCGTTGAGCTCTTTTGTAAGTTGTTCCATAACAAAGCCTTCTAATTGGGCCATGTTAGTTTCTTGCAACTTGCGGTCTTCGCGAAGTTCGTTAATTTCTTTGCGAAGTGTATCCATCACAAATGAATCAAGCACTTTTGCATGCTCTTTCATGTGTTTGCGATAGGCTACACGATCTTCTGCAACTTTGGCTTTGTCCTCTTTGAACTCTTCGAGTTCTTTAGCGATAACATCACCAATCATTGTATCCATAGCTTCAACAATCTGCGCTTTGTCATTGTCATAACGCTGTGCAAATTCTTCTCTAAGTTCAGCTGTGATTGCTTCACGAGCTTCTGTTAGCTGGGTATCCCAGGCTTCAGAAATTGAAGATCTAACCTCTTCGGAGAGCGCACTTGAGCTTAATAGTTCATTTATTGCATGAGCCATATTAATCTCTCCTATACTTCAGGTTTTTAATAAAATTTGTCACCTCTTCCTGGAGATAACGTTGTGCCCTGTTGTCGTGTCCTGCTGCGCTAGCGACATCCATCAATACATTACCCCGTCTATGATTCATAATTCTTTCATAGATTGGATCGGGATAAGCATCCGGAGCACTTGGATTAGCAACGATATCAACTGTAATGATTTCAAAATCTTTTACTATGCCGTTTTCGTTAACATTGCCACTGCCTCTGCTTGACACGCCTAGTTTAACACCACTTTCCAATAAGGTTTTACAAATGTTTCCCATTGGAGTTGGTAGGATTTTTAGCTTACCGATCCCATTTGCACCATCTACATCCATTTCAGTGATCATGTGAGTAACACGATCCAAATTGATGTTTAGGTCATCTGGGTGATCAGCTTCGCCTAATACACTGTATCCGTTTTTGATTTTTTCATTGATTGCTTTAACAGCACCATGAATTTCATCTTTTGTATAGATACGGTTGTTCTGGTTGCGTACATCGCCTTCAATAAAGATACCTTTCATATAGAGGCTTTTGCCACCGTTAGCTTCTTCGATAGCTTCGGTGACAATATGTGCCTGACTATAAGTTAAGTGTTCTTTTAGCGGTGTAAACATATTACTTCATTCCTCTGATTGGACTGTCGCTTTTGTTATCTTCGCTTTTAGCTGCTGGAGCTGCGCTTAGATCGCCTGCTTCTTGTGGACCGTCAACGCCCATATCTTTAGCAGTTGGAGCAGGTCTACCCTTCTCGTCT